CCAGAACAAAACAGTGAAGCATTAATAAATTTAGTGTTAGGTTATTTAGGAGGGTTAGCAAGTGCTATTATTTCGTTTTATTTCGGAGCATCTCACACCAATGACAAAGGAGAGTAACATGGAAATATCACAAGAGGGATTATCGTTAATTAAAAAATTTGAGGGTTGTGAACTTGAGGCTTATAAATGTGCGGCAGGTGTTTGGACTATAGGTTACGGAAGCACTAATAATGTAAACGAAGGTATGGAAATATCACAAGAAAGAGCAGACATGTTACTACTTGAAGATGTAGAGGTATTTGAAGAAGCTGTAAACAAACTTGTTGAAGTGCCATTAGAACAAAATCAATTTGATGCTTTAGTATCTTGGACATTTAATCTTGGGTCAACCAATCTGAAAAACTCTACTTTGTTAAAAGTATTAAACGATAAAGATTATGAGGGAGTGCCTGCACAAATTAAACGCTGGAATAAAGCAGGTGGTAAAGTTTTACAAGGTTTAATAAGAAGGAGAGAAGCAGAAGCCTTATTATTTGAAGGCAAAGAATGGCATGAGGTATAACCGTGCCATTAACTAAATTACAATTTAATCCAGGCATCAACAAAGAAATGACTGACCTTATGAGTAAGGGCGGTTGGACAGATGGTAATTTAGTTAGGTTTAGAAAAGGACTACCAGAAAAAATAGGTGGTTGGGAAAAAGAAACCAGTGCATCTTACTTAGGCACAGGCAGAGCACTGTTAGGTTGGGTTGCTTTAAACTCAACTAAATATTTAGGACTTGGCACTACACTTAAATATTACATTAAAGAGGGGTCTGCTTTTGATGATGTTACTCCAATAAGATCAACCACAAGTGCAGGCGATGTAACATTTTCTGCAAGCAATGGTGATGCAACAATAACAGTCGCAGATACAGGTCACGGTGCTGTACAAAACGATTTTGTTACATTTAGTGGTGCATCTAGTTTAGGTGGTAATATTACTGCTGCTGTATTAAATCAAGAATATCAAATAGCAACTGTAGTAAATGCAAATAGTTATACCATAGAGGCAAAAGATACATCTGGTTCTACAGTTACTGCAAACTCCTCCGATAGTGGTAATGGTGGCTCCTCCGTTGTAGGAACTTATCAAATAAATGTAGGACTAGATGTTTTTGTAGCATCAACAGGTTGGGGTGCTGGAACATGGGGTGCTGGAACATGGGGATCAGGTACCTCAATAACAGAAACTGGACAATTAAGATTGTGGTCACACGATGCTTTTGGAGAAGATTTAATTATAAATCCAAGAGCAGGCAGTATTTATTATTGGGACAAAACTAATGGAACAAGCACTAGAGCAGTTGAGTTAAGTAGTTTAAGTGGTGCTAATCTTGTACCAACTAGAGGATTACAAGTCATAGTAAGCGATATTGATAGGCATGTTATAGTTTTAGGTGCTGATCCTATTAGTGGTAGCTCAAGAACAGGTGTTATAGA